CGTAGAAATGGATTACAGTTTGGAATACAAGCCTTCTTAGGAACATCTGGAAACGTAGACCTTATTCAGCCTACTAAAGAAATGTTTTGTTCTCCAAAAGACTATAATATCTTAGCTTATAATGATAAATGGGAATCTACAGGTATGATAGGGTTCTTTTTACCAGCATATCTTACTTATAGACAGTATAAAGATAAGAATGGTAATACAGATCTTAAAAGAGCTAAAGAACATTGGTTAGAAGGTTATAAAGAAGCTGTAGAATCAACAAATCCTAAGACATTAAGGATGTACTGTATGAATTATCCAGCTATACCTTCACATATGTGGGTTACTGATAAAAAATACCTATTACCATTCAATGAGTTTGCAGCACAAGAAAAAGCACTTAGAGCTAATGAAGTATATAAGAGTAATGCTATCAATATAGAGTTATTTTGGGATACTACACAACCAAGAGGTGTCAACTACCATGTGAATCATGTACCTCACCCATTTTACGACTTCCCTATACGTTCTGATAGAGAAAATATGGACGGAGGAGTTCAGATGTTTGAAGCACCGCAAGTAAAAAATGGAATAGTACCAAATGATATGTATATATTTTTACATGATCCTTATGTAAGTGATAATCTAGATGAAGGAGAGTCTTTAGGTGTTACATATGTCTTTTTAAATCCGAAATACTCTGCACAAGGCTACAACGGACATAAAATGGTAGCAACTTATATATCTAAGCCAAATGGTGGTAAGAAAGAGTATTATCAAACCTTAGAGAAACTTTTAGCATTCTATGGTAACCCTGTAAGAGGTTTATGGTATGAAGCCAATAGAGGTGAGTTCTGTAGGTCTTATTTTGCCAAGAAAAACAAACTTTACCTTTTATGTTTAAGACCTCAGTTTGAGAAAGGTGATAGTATATATCATAAAAGAGTAGCACAATATGGATTTATAGTAGGTAATAAAGTTTCTAAAGTAGCTATGATAGATAACTTACATGATTTAATGTTAGAAACAGTAACCATAGATGGAGAAGAAAGATTATTTACTGAAGCTATACCATGTATATGGACTGTAAGACAAGGTATGCAATTTGATTTAGATGGTAACTTTGATGGTATATCAGCTATGTTAGGATATCCTTTAGCAGTTGCAGAACAAGAACATGAGTTAATAAATAAACTAGACAAACAAACAAATAGGCTGTCATTCCTTTCAGCTAATAAAAATTTAAAAGGAATAGATAAAGTAAGAAGTTTTAATAAAAAATATTATGAAGAAGAGTTGCTCATGGATGGAGATCCAGAATATATTGGAAGAGAAAAGATGGAAACCAACAAGATACCTTCAATCTTTCAAAGAGTTCCAAAGTAAGGATGCTTTGGGAGATGTAAATTGTTGTAGGTATAGATTCACTTTTACATGTGATGAACTTAGGGTGTATGAAGTAACAAACAGAAACCACCTATTTCACCCAGACAGTAGGTCTACAGCAAGTGAACTCATATATTTTGGAGAGCACAAATGGAATGAAATAATTAACTATTTAAATTGGAAAAAATGAAAACAAAACAACTAACAAATAACAAAGAATTATTAATAGCTGGTTTAAACAAAGCAGCTGATGTAGTAAAGTCTACTATGGGAGGTAAAGGTAAAATGGTTGCCATTGCTGATAATGCAGGAAAATTAGAATTTACTAAAGATGGTGTATCAGCAGCAAAGGCTATTAGTTTAGAAAACCCCATAGAAGATATGGGTGCAAAGCTAGCAATTAACTCAGCTAATGAAACAGTAGAAATGGTTGGTGATGGAACAACTTCTACTACAGTTCTTTTACAATGGATGGTAAATAACCTACCAAAGTTTAATAGAGAAGATATAGATGAGGTTTTAGGAAAATTAAAATCACATAAACTAGAAACTTTAGAACAGGTATATGGAGTTACTAAAACCGCTTCTAATAGTCCAGTGATAGGTGAATTATTTAGAGAAATATTTGAAGATATAGGTTTTAAATCTCTTATTACTCTAGAACAATCAGAAGCTCCTAAAACTTATTATGAAGTTAAAAAAGGAGTTCAATTTAAATCTGGTTACTTATCAAGTAATTTTGCAAATAAACCTAATGGTGATTGTATTTTAGAAAATGCTATTGTTGTAGTAGATACACAGAAGAGAACTAGTGATGAACAATATATTGAAATGATGGAAACTGCTGCTAAAAGAGCACAACCTATTGTTATTGTTTCACAAGATTTTTCTATTACTACAAGAAGACTAGTAATTGGTAATGTACAAAAAGGATTTCCTATCTGTTTGATTAAAGCTCCAGGCTTTGGTAAACAAGTAAGTGAAAACTTTAAAGATATATTAGCATTAAGAAAAGAAGATGGTACAGTTGATAAGATTGTAATTAAACCAACTACATTTACTGTCTATAATGAGAATTCAGCAGGCTTAGAACAAAGGTTAAAAGACCTAGATGCTAAATGGGATGGTTTCTTAGAAGACTATGATAAATACAGACTAGAACAACGTATTAACTCTCTTAGACAAACAAGTGCTATCATATATGCAGGTGGTTTAACACCTAAAAACATGAAAGAGGAATTTGATAGGATAGAAGATGCTCTAGGATCAATTAGTGCAGCCTTAGAAGGTGGATTCTCTAAAGGAGGTGGTTTAAGTCTCTTAGAAGCAACGTATGACACTCCTATGGAAGAGATTGGAAGACAGTTAAACGCACAAATACAGAAAAACGCAGGATTAGAACAAGTTGGAGAGGAAATTGATATATTTACAGGTAAGAAAATAGACTATTTAAAAGAAAACATTATAGATGCTACAGATGTTATTAAACAAAGTTTATTAAATGCATATGCATCTTACCAGTTATTTTTAAATACAGAATTTATAATTTATAATGAAACAAACAACAACCCATTCCAAGGACAATTCTAAGTTTTTCACTAATGCTAAAAGTGGATTACCTCATTATAATCTAAAAGTACCAGAGTCTAAAAAGACTAAACAATGGTTTATAGATTATATGGATTTTATAGTTCCTTTTACATCTACACAAGTAGATAGGTACCAAGAAAATAAGTCAGCATATGAGTTATACAATGGTCAATTAGATGGATTAACTGATGAATTGGAAAGGTTTTGTAACCCTTTAGGGGAAGATGATATGGCTTCTATGGAAGAAGAAGTATTAGCTTATCCAAAGTTACATAACAAAGTAAATGTTTTAAAAGGAGAACTTTTAAAGCGTGCAGATAACCTAAAGGTAGTGTTACTATCTGATTTAGCTATAAAAGAAAAGAACAAACAGTTGAATGAGGAAGTAAAGAAGTCTTTAGAAGAAGATGTAATGATTGAAATTGAGAAAGTAAAAGCTCAGTTACAAGGTATGAAAGAACAGGAGATTCAACAAATGGTAGAACAAATACGTTCCCAAGAGTCTCCTGAAGATATAATGAACAAAGACTTCCTATCTGATTGGGAGATCTACTATAGTCATGTTCTAAAAAGAGCTATGCTTTTTGAAGATATTAAATACAAACAAGTACAGACTTTAGAAGATGTTATCTTATCAGATAGATGTTTTGTTTATGTAGGATGGAAACATGGAGCACCGTCTATAGAAGTTAGAAACACTTTACAGTGTGGATTTCACAAGTCTCCTAATGAAAGTAGAGTACATAAAGGAGATTACTTTTGGAATAGAAAAGCTATAACTCCAGGAGAAGCATATGATTCATACGGAGAGTTATTATCTAAACAAGATATAGATGATTTAGGCTTAAACTCTTATCATAGATCTCATAGAATAGACAAAAGACATGATGTATTAGGTGGAAATGCTAGACCTGTACTGGAGACTTTAGATATTGATTTAGCTCAAGAGTTAGTTAATAGAGAATTTTCAGCAGGATATGATAAAACATTAGGTACTTCACAGACATCTAGTAATAGAGGAGTTAAAGATGCTCTTATATGGGAAACACATTTAGAATTCAAAGCTTATGAGTTAGTTATATTCTTATCATATCCAGATGATATGGGAGAAATAATTACAACTCTTGTAAATTCTAAATTTGATATACCTAAATCAGCTGCTAAAGTAAAGTTTACTAATGATTTTGGAGATCCTTCTATTAAATATGAATGGGAAGATATGGGAACTCACTATACAGCTGAGAAACTATGGATACCTTTTAAATATGAAATAGTAAGACTAGGAGAAGATGTATATCCTATTTATAGAAAAGTACCATTTCAAGAAGTAGATATTGAAAGACCATATTCTAGTTTTGAATTATCTACTAAAGGTAAAATATTTACAGCTAGAAATGCAGAGTCAGTATCTTTATTTCAAAGAGCTATTCCTTTATACTTGCAATATATTTATATCAAACATATTCAAAATAGAGAGTTAGCTAAATATCAAGGATATATACAATCTATAGATGTAGATCAAATACCACAAGAATTAGGTAAAGATATAAATGGAGACATAATAAGAGATCCAGCAGCATTATATTTATTATATAGAAAGAGATTAGGTGTAGACTTTTATTCTGGCTCTCAATCTAATATAGATGGTGGATTACCACCTGCTACAAGATCACCTGGTTCTAATGCACAAATTATTAGTACTGCAGGAGATATATTTAATCTTCAACAGTTAGCAGAAATGGTAGATATGGAAATGGGATTAGCAATGGGTATTTCTCCACAAAGAGAGGCTCAGTTTAGTTCTAGTTCTAATGTAGCTGATAATCAACAAGCTATTACACAGTCACATCATATTACTGAACCATACTTTTATGAACACTCTTTAATATGGAGAGATGCTCTATTAGATTATGTAAAGAAATATAGAATGTATACTGAAAGGGTACTAATGAAGAATAAAAAAGAAACATTCTTACATTATGTATTACCAGATGGTATGGAAGAATTACTTAAAGTAACTCCTAAACATGTAGAACCCATAGATATATCATTAACTATTAGTAATAGTGGTAATGACCAGCAATACTCACAGTACATGTTACAATTGGCTCATAGCTTTGGGCAAAATAGTGGAGAAGGTATGGAAGTTGTATCAGCACTCTTAAAGTCTATTACATCAGGTTCAAGTCCTGAAGAAACTCATAAGCTTATTGCTATAGAGTCTAATAAACAAAGAGAAAGAATGCAAGCTTCAGAACAAGCTAATGCTCAGATGCAAGAAAGAATGACTAAAATGCAACTTGAAGCTAGAGAAGATGAACAAGCACATGAAGTTGAACTTGCTAATATTAAAGGTAACTTTGATATACAAGGTAAAACTATTATGTCATTTAGTAGAGTGGATGACCAAGATTCAGATAATGATGGTATACCAGATCAAGTAGAAATTATGAAGCTAGGTTTACAAGCTGATATTAAAGCAGCTGAGATAGAACATGACACTGAAGAAAAAGAAAAAGACAGAAAGCTAGAAAGAGAAAAAATCAAGTCTCAAGAGAAAATAGCTAAAAACAAGCCAAAAACGTCCAAATAAGATTTTGGAATATTTTAAATAAGTATAGTAGTTATAATGATAGCTACAATACTTAATTTATTTAAGTAAATATTAATTATTTTTGTAAAACATAGAATGAAAAATTATGAATGAAGAAGGAAAAACTTTAGAAGGACCTCAAGCAGTACCAGTATTTGACGAAAGTGAATTATTGGGAGCTGAATTAGATGATATACCAATGCTTTCTGCAGAAGATATGGATTTTGTAATTCCAGAGGAACAAAATGAACAAACAGGAGGAGATGAATATGCCAAAGGGTTATATGAAGCCTTAGTTGAAAAGCAGATTATTCCAGAAATTGAAGAATTTAATGGAGATTGGGATGTTTTAGATAAAGAAATAGATGCTTTACCACAAAGGGTACAAGAAGCTATTCTCCACCAAACACCAGAAATTGGTAAAAACTTAATAGATTATGTCTTCACAATGGGAGAAAATCTAGATAAGGATAGTCTTAAAGAGTTTGTTAATACTTATATTAATGACATCACTGAGATTCCAGAAAGAAGCTTTACTTTAGAAAAAGCTAGAGATTACTTAAAAGAAGTTTATACTTCTAAAGGTGGAATGGAAGAAGATGAAATTGAAATATTATTAGATACTCTAGAAGATAAAGAAGAAGATGGATCTGCATTACTTAAAAGAGCAGAGAAGTTTGATAAAAATGAAAGAGATTCTAAAAAAGTACAACATAAAAGTGTACTAGAAGCTAAAAAAGCTGAAAAGCTAGAAGCTGAAACTAAACAGAAAGAATTCTTAAACACTGTAATTAGTGAAATAGATAGTTCTGAATGGGATAAGAGTAGAATCAATGATGTAAAAAAGATTTTAGTAAGTAATAAAATTAATGACATATTTATGTCAGCTTTTAATAACCCTAAATCTTTAGTACAACTAGCTAATTTAGCTACATTTTTTGATAATGAAACAGGATTGTTTAACTTTGAAAGTTATGTAAAACAAGCCTCATCTAAAGAAATAAAAAACCTTAAGAATAATATTCTTAGAGATAAATTTAAAACTGGTACTTCTAGTAGAGGAAGTTCTAGTAATACATCAACACCTAGTTTGGGTGACGATTTAAGACCTATTTTATAAATATGAGTACATTTAGAAAAACTGCTTTACAATATGTAAACAGAGATGCTATAGGAGGGAGTTATTATGACTCTTTTAGTCATGCACATCTTTTTAAGAAGTATGGACCTCATGCATTTGGAGTAAGAAACTCGCAGCTGTTTTCATCTAAATTAGGTAGCCATTTGTTAAATAAGAAATTCATCTATATGACCAGAGGTATGAACAACTGTCATATGCTACCAGGAGGTATTGATGATTATGAATGGATGCTACAAGGAGAAACAGAAATTGAGTTTAGAATTACGGAGCTATTAGTAGACCCTAATTCACAACCAGGTAAAGGTGGTTTACCTTTTAAAATTGCATTAGATAGAGAGTGGCTTCATGAGCCTACTATCATTAAATCTGAAAGTGCAAATTTACCACTATTAAAAATTATTGGACACCCTAAGCAAAGATCAGCTAACTCTTTTGAGTATGAAGTTAAATTGCAGACAGGTGATGTAAATGCTTGGATTCCTATTCAGTATTTAATGCCTAATAGAAGATTTATTGATGCTACTACATCTGTTAGTACAGAATTGAACACTAAATATTCTGGAGTACATTTCTCAGAAATGTTCAAGCTTCAGTCATGGACTGGTTCACATGCTAGAAAAACAGAATTCACAGATAAGTTTATCCGTATGGAAATTAGCTGTAAGAAAGATGGTAGAGCAATGGGTAAAAACATGTCTTACTCCGTAAAAGGTGGTAAGAGTTACTCTGATGGAGCCGTTGGTTCAGGTTATGTATATAACGCAGCGTTCCGTAAAAGAGGTTCTAATGATATTGTAAGAGCTGGTGCATTTGTTACAGCAGTAGAAGCAAGACTATTAGAAAGACTGGAAATGGATGTAGAAATGAATTTTGAGTTTGGACAATTAGAAAGAACTGTAGATTTTGATACAAACAGACCTATTAAAGTACCACCAGGTTGGAGACATATTGTACGTGATGGACACTTTAAAGAACATAACGGAAGTATTACACTTTCAGATCTTTATGAGTACATTGCAGAAATCTTCCTTACAAGACGTTCTTTCTCTGATAGAAAGATTATGCTTGCAACAGGTGAAGGAGGTGCGGAATTTTTCCACAGACTTGTAGCTGCTGAGGCTTCTCAGTTTAGTTATATTGATACTAACTTCCTTAAATCAACTAACTCACAATTCCACAGTAATGCTTTGGAGTTTGGAGCACAGTTTACTTCAATTAAACTTCCTATGGGTTATATCCTACAGGTAATGTATGATCCAATTAAAGATGATAGACAGTTATTCCCAGAGCTTGCTCCAGGTACTAACAGAACTCTAGAATCTTTTGCAATGGATATCTTTGATTTTGGAGCTACAGATCAGAAAGCTGCTGGAGCATCAACAGAGAATATTACTTGTGTATATGAAGACGGAGTAGAAGAGTATTACACTGTATCAAATGTCTATGACTTTGAAACTGGTGCAATTAAAGATGGTTCTAATGCATTCTCTAACAACAAAGAGTTGGGAATTTATAGAGCTACTTCTGCAGGACTTTGTGTATGGGATGTAAGTAGAGTTGGACGTATTGAGTTTAATCCCTACCGAATAGCTGCTTAATCCATATGGAGTTGAATAAACTTATATGTGAAAAGTATTTAGCAGGAGAAACTTTAACATCTCTTGCTAAAGAATTTAAAAAAGGGAAACGTACAATAAGAAAGCTTCTTGTACATAATAATATTGAAATAAAGAAAAAAGGATTTCAGACAAAATATACATGTAACCATAATTATTTTGAAGTGTTAAATAATAATAGTGCTTATTTTCTGGGATTTATGTTTGCAGACGGTTATATTACTGATAATAATAGAGTTTGTATAAATCTTTCTTCTAAAGATGTCTCTGTATTAGAGAGTTTTAAAAAAGAATTGAATTATA